ATGAATAATTATTATGCAGAAATACAAAACTTTACTGATACACTAGAAAGTGTTGCATCAATTTTTCTGAATAAAAAAATTATTTTTAGTTATAAATTTGGGGCTTTGGTACATAATTATAAATTATCTCTGTCTAGCAAGTATTTTGTAACTTGTCTAGCCAATAGTAAACACGAGGATAGCGGTAAAGTTTTTATTTTTGATGTGGAGAATAATCAACTATTATTTTCCGGAGTTCTTGAAATAGGAACTATCAAAGAATTCTTTTTTATTAATGAAGCTGAAGATTTGTATGTGGTCAATGATTTTGGATCTTATGAAATAGATAAGAATGGAGAAGTTGTTGATTTGGAAAGGGTATATTATGATGCGGTTATGGCTGCCCATAATAATTCTATCTATTTTATGGATTCTTATCTGAAAGATAAAAATTTTTCGGATATTTCGATTAGGCAAGTAATACATTCATTAGATCGTATTATAGATAATCAATTCAATCAATTTCACGGTATTTATTGGTCTGCTCTAGCATTAAGAAAACGAGGGGAATACCTAGAAATGATTGGTGAGAATGAAGAGGCTTTTCTAAATTATATTGACGCAATATATTTAGACCCAAAAGTAGGCGTAAAAAGAAAACTTACTACATTAGGCAAAAAAATTGGAGGTTAATATACGGGATTTTTCACCTTCTGAGAGAGCTTTAAGAATAGAAGAAAGCTGCAAATTGAATAGAGAAATTTCAATTGCTAAGTCTGATGCTATTTGGCAATCAATTCATAATAGTAAGATTATTGAATTTGATGATCTTTGCGTAGAAGTTAGTTCATCTAATCAATCAAATAAAAAACAAAAGAATTATTCCATATCTAAATCCTTGTTTAGAACTATATTATGGTTTTTAAATTGTCTTAAAAAATAGTAATTATACTTATAACCATAAAATTATTGTGCTTGGTTCTTATTGTGTTAACTTGCATCGTTGTATTTAATTTACTATTTAAGTCTTAAGTATTGATTAAATAACCAAAACCGAAACATCTTCAAGAAAAGCATTTAGTCTTCTAAAAGTGTTTCGGTTTCTTCTTCATTGGGATTAACGATATTCAGGCTGCTATCAACCTTTGAAAGAATACAATCAATACCACATTCATTGATAAATGCTGAATTAACCAGTGTTTAAAAAGATCTTTCATAGTTTCCTCCCTTGTCTTCTGTAAAAGGCTATGCTCACCTTAACGCAAGCCACTTATTAAATTACGCAAATGTGGGAACGTTTTGGGAACACTCTGCGATAAATCGGTTCGGATTGGTAGCAGAAAATGACACAGCAACAGAAATATCACACAATAAAAAAGCCGTAAGTTACTGATTTTAAAGAGATAACTTACAGCCAATTGGATTTTCTAAATGGCAGGGGCGGAGAGGCTCGAACTCCCAACACCCGGTTTTGGAGACCCATTTAATATAAAAACAGTCAAATACATAAACAATTAAATTTCAATGACTTGCATTTCTAACCACTATATATTTATCCATTCAAAATATCAACTAGATATATCATTTTAGTTCTTTTTGGGAATGTTTTGGGAACATTCCTAGAGCAAACCTAACTATACCTACCAATAAATTAAATCATATACATCTATTATCATTAAATAGCTCTCAATACAAATACATTTAGTTTGTATAAATGTGTAAAGTGCAGTAGCAATTTACCGCACTTTGTGTTTATGGCTAAGCATCTGTTTCTTTAATTTTACCACCAGCAAACATATAAGGATTAACATATCCCGCATATTCTTCTGGTTCAAAATCTTCAGGTTGAGGTTTAATTAATTCATTCAATGCAAATTCGTATGGTATTACTGACCAATCTGGTACAGCATTAATAGTAAAGGTGTTTACTGATAATGCCTCTTTACCTTTATCTTTTGCTTCTTTTGACACAAAAGACGTCATAGTTATAAATGTTTTACTATTTATATAATCTACTTGCAATCCAGAGACTATGTGGTATTTCTGTGTGGCTCCTGTGCGTGATTCCTCTGTTGTTTTTTCTATGTATTTCATTTTTTTACCTCATATATAAAAATAAAACCGCCATAATGGCGGTTGGTTGGTTAAAAGTTAAGAAAGGATTAAAAATATAAAATCACAATTAATACGAGCTCTCTCACTGTTATTAGCTTTAATTGTAATAGTGTATTCAGTATTTTCTTTTAGAGTTACCACTCCTTTAATTACTTCTTTAATAGTCTCGCTATAATTAGCGCTTGCGCCTGATTTAGCAAAACTGGTACTATTTGCTAATATTTCTATAGATGCGGATACTTTAGAATCTTTTTTTAACACATTAGCATGGTGAATATCATACCAGCTATCATTAAGAACTAAGATCCTACGTTTGGAACTGCTTGAAATAGTAAATGCACTACTATCAGAGCTATTAAAAGATACTTTATGTTTTTTATAAGTACACACATCGTCTAAAATATTTTTGGCGTAAACATTACCTGTAAAAACGCCAGTACCACCGTTAATTACTGCTCCTTTAATAGTTGTACCATTTATCGTACCACCATTGATTGTCGTACCGTTTATTGTTGCGCCTGTGACAGTCGTACCAGATACTTTACCTCCGTTAATATTAGGCGCTGAAATACTTTCGTTGGCTTTAATGTGCTTACCTAAAATTGTACCATCAGCAATTAAATCACCATTTACAGCCACTTTGTTATTCACGATGGATAGCATTGATATAACATTACCATCACTGGCGTTTTTAACTACTCCAAACTTATCAGCCATCACAATAACAGATGATTCAACCGTTTTATTATCGGCTATTGCCCCCATAGCAATACCTGCAATAGCAGTGCGTCCACCTGATATAACTTGCGTTTTTAAGGTGTGTGTTGCAGAGACCTTGCCAGATACATTAGCTAAAGTACCACTTAACGAAGATACCGTAGATGATACATTGTCAATCTTACTAGTTAATGATTTACTCGTTTGAGCAATTGTTTTATCAGTATTAGCTACTGTAGTTTGGATATTGCTAATATTTGATGTATTATTATTTACCGTACTGTTTAATGTATTAATACGATTTGATAAAGCACTATCGGCATTAGATCTCGCTGTAGCCTCTTCATTTATTTTGGCATTTATTTTGCCAAAATCCGCATTAATATTACTTACCTGAGTTGATACCGAACTGCTTAAGTCAGTAACAGACTTTTGGATATTAGTAATATTAGATTCAGCCCCACTTACTCTAGAGGTCAACGATGATACCGCATCAACAATCGCTTTATCTTTTGTTGCTTGAGTAGATTTATAAGTAGTTAAATCTGCACTGATAGCATTAATAGCACTAGCAGTATCTTCAGGGGCTGGCGACCAGTCCGTTGCAACGTTACCACGTTCGATTTTCGGTTTTTTAAACTGTACCGTCCCAATTCGTGAATAACCTAAAATAAACCGCCAATTGCTAAAATTATTATCGCTTGCACCTACTGGAGTAAATGTCCAAGTATAACGTTTCCATTCGGAGGTAATGGCAATACTACCTAGATCATTATTCAACGTTTTACCACCAGTAACAGCATCCTCTCTTAATGTCGCCCAAATGGTTGGATCGCCATCTAAACAACGAGCATAAAAGCTAGCAGTATATTCAGTGCCTGGTTCAATTTTAGCTAGAGCAACATTATTATAGTTGTACTTAGGTTCTGTGCGAATCCCCATTAATGCATTGGTTTGTACTTGCTTAAATTTTGCAGTTGTACCTGTTACTGTCACAACACCATCAGCAACATTAACGGTCGAACCATCTCTATCAGCAACTCCAAAATCCCAGATCGAATTTTTATCAGTATAAACACCCGTTTTAAATTCACTATCCTGGATATAGTTACGTCCACCAATCGATAAACTATCAATTTTACTGTTTAAATTACTACTCACCTCACTTATGGCTGAGTTTTGGTTTGCTACAGTTTTTTGTATAGTCGCAATGATTGACTCTGCACCACTAACGCGACTAGTAACAGCATTAATTAATTGAGCATTTGCATTATCGCCTGCAATCCGAGCTTTTTTTTCGTCTTCTATACCTGATATAGCTTGGTCCGTTTTAGCCGTTACACTGCTAATCAATTTTGCTTGATCCGCATCAATTTTTTGCAATTCTGTAACCGCAGTACCACGTATTGTTGCTTCTGCTTGGATAGCTTTAGATAGGTTAACACTTTCCGCTTTAATCGCTTCTGTTCTTTTTGTTGCTTCTGCTTGGATAGCATTGGTTCTTTCTTGCGTTTCCGTTAGCACTTGAGCAACGACTTTTGCTACTTCGCTTTTACGATTTTCCGCTTCGCCATTGACTGCATTGGTAATATCGGCATTAAGACTATCAATTAGACTTTTGCCCAATTGAGTTTTAGTAATTTTACCATCTAGAGCAGAGACAATCATGTTAGTATCTTGGCTTGGCAAGCCTTTGATTGATTGAGTAAATTCTCCCTTGTTACCTGATTTATCACCAATTCTCGCCCAAAAATATAACACGTCATCTAAGCCAACATTAGTAACAGTGTAATCAGTTTGAGGATACGATAAACTAGCAATTTTATCTGCATCATTTAAATCATTAGATGATGACTTCCAAATTTCGGTGTAATACCCTACTTTAGCTAAGGTCGGCAATTCCCAACTTAATCCCACTGCAAACAACTGACTTTTTGCTTCAAAATTTTTTACTAATAAATTAATTTCAAAGGACTTGGTGACCGCATTAGAATATTGTCCTTGAGCGTTCTTAGCTCTAATTTCAGCGACATAACTACCGTTAGGTAAACCTTCGAAGTTGAGTTTAGGCTCTTTTAAGCCTTGATAAACTTTATAAAATTGACCATTTTTATAAAGTTTTACCTCATAGCTTAAAATACTAGTGGAATATGAGGACTCCCATGTTAATACAATACCATTATCATCAGTTACGGCTACATCTGTAAAATTCACACTGTTTGGTATTGATTTATAAATCGTAGTAGCAGTTTCTACAAAATGAGCAGAATTATCTACGATTGCCTCTTTCTGTGGCTCGTGCTGTAAAGCAGTAATTGTGTTTGTGCCATCGGCATTTTCCACAATTGAGATTGAGCGATATAAACCTGAGGTAATTTGTTTGGTCGATAATGACCACACGCCGTAGCTCTCTAGCCCAGTTGGTGTGCCATCTAGCGTAATTTCAGGTCCATTTATTGAGCGAATTTTGATTGTGGAGTGCGTTGCTTCGCTGTTGATATAAGTAAAATAACTTGTATCATCAATAGTGATTTCACGATCTAATGTCACTTTCTTGCCATTTACCGCCAACACTCGCCCACCGATTGCCGTGCCTGCGTAGGATTCATCCGCCACGCGGATAATATCCCCTGGTAAGTGCATTAATCCCTCACGACCGACGAGAAAAGTAATGGTTTCCTTTTCTCGTTTTTCGGTTTCCAAGATCCATCGCCCTGTGCGGTAGGCTTGCCCGCGTGAAGTGCAGCCGAATGCGGTAACTTGTTGCAGATTCAAACCATGCTTTTTGATTTCCTCATCATCAGAGACATACTCAATCGCACTTTCATATCCGTTATTTTTATCGGAATAACTCACTTGTACTGCATTATGGCGTGATTTTCGTGCGGAATAAGAACGCTCAAAACCATTTACCACATTGGCATTGGTGTAAGTCCAAACAGGATCACGAGGGCGGTCAATAATAAACGACACTTCTGTACCGTTCCAAACAGGAATCGCACGGAATACTGAGCAAAAATCATTGAGTAAGTCATAGGCAGTTTTAACTTCGGTCAGCCACACATTACAGGTAAAACGTGGCTCTTGTCCGCCAATTCCATCTGGCACAAGCTGATCGCAATACCGTGACACATCGTATAATGCCCATTTATCAAAGCTGATTTCAACACCGAGCATTTTACTGAGGATAGGGGCTAAATCGTAAATCTCCCACGCTGGGTTATCCGTCCATGTAATTTTAAATGTACCGTCCCATAAGCCTGCATAAGTACGAGTAGTAGGATCGTAATTACTTGGCACCTTGACTTTTTTAGCTTTAATTAAATAGTTTCGAGTTGGGATACTATTAAAATATTCGGAGTCAAAACTAACACCTGCCACAGCCGAATTCGGATAAGTAAATTCAGTGTCGATAATTTCAGTGTAGCTGCTCCAAATTGTGCTATTTTGTAGGCGTTGAGATTCACTGTCATTTGTGATCCTCTCAACCGAAACATTAAATGGTACTGGCGGTAAATTTTCAAATACCACGGATTCTAGATATTGAGAGCTGTATTTACCTTTAAAAGTATAATTGGTTGTTTTATCTCCAATCTTAATACTAAGATTGACACTTGTACCATTAGTATCTCCCTGGTTATTTTGCTCATATAAAGCTTTTACTCCTAGGGTTAAACGCAAGCGAGTCACTCGTTCATCGGTGACAGTGCGAACGATTGTTCCAGTTTTTTTCTTGACTTCTACGCCGACATTAACCTCATTTTGTGAGCTGTCATAGCCATCTAGGATATTCTGATCTTGCGTACCAACATTTAATTGACCGCTCACATTATTAAAATTGTAGCTACCATCATCGTTTTGCACTTTGGTGCCATCAAGGTATATGGATTTAAAACCATCAACTAAGCCCTCGATTTCACCCTCGCAGAGTAGCTCCACAATATTAACAATTTGTTTTGAGCGACCTGTTTCAGGTGCTTCTATTGGAGTATGACTACCGCCACCACCGCCTTTTGCTCCATAAATACGCATATCTAACCTTTCTTGCTAAAAATTGATTTTTTTCGGTTTGCTGGTTTATTTTCTTTAATCGTTACTGTCTCAACACCTTGCGAAATTACCAGTGAGCCTGTACGAATTAATCCGTAAGCTAAAGGCACAGGTTTACCTTGAGCAACGAGATTGTTTAGGTTCGAAAACGCTGTTGAGCTTTCTTTTTCTGTTTCGTTACCTGTGCCTGATGACATGTTTGGAGTCCTCGTTAGCATTTGAGCAACACCACCTAATGTCATCGCAATACCGATTGAGCCAATTAAATTTGATCCAGCCATACCACCAATTAAACCTAGTGGAGCAAACATCGCAATACCAATCAATGCCACACCTAATACAGCTTGAAAAATACCACCGCCTTTTGCTCCTTGAATCACAGGCGTGAAAGTAATGGTTTGCCCTTTTTTTAGGCGATAAAAAAGCCCTTTTTCAAGGGCCGAATTATCTAAATACTGTTTGCCAATACGGACTTTATAAATGCCGTCTCGTAGGGTTTCACGCAAGCCGTGTATTTGCGTACACAAGGCTCGGATCGCTTCTGCTGTATCTTTTACTTCAAGTTTAAAGTCTGAGCCGAATTTTTTAAGGTTACCGTAGAATTTGACTGTAATCATTTTGAGTATCTCTACTATTTTATAATGTCAAGATGTTCTTTTCTTAATAAGAAAGATATTGCTTAAATGGAAAGCTTCTCTTATTTATTTCGTAATGACCTAATAGCATTTAAAATGTTTGCGAATTGCCATATAAAAACAATGAAAGAAACGCAAGCAGTAATTTCGTATAGACCGTATTGCATAAACAACTCCTTGAATAAAGGGATAATTAGTTTTAAAATGTCTTCCATAGTATATTTAATCATTCTCCGATAATGGTTAAATTGAAACCCCGAGGTGCTGCAAACGCTTCGGGGTTTGTTTTTTCCGATTGCGCTGTGAAATCATAACAATGCTAATTTTCTATGTAAGGAGGAAGAACTTCCACACGTTTGCTTTGTTAAGTGTATTTTCACAACTTAAAGACTTAATTTCTTTTAAACTGTTTTAAAGATTTTTTGCTAATATTGAACCGCAATATCATTCAATATGCCGTCAAAATCTAATTTATCTGCCAGCTTATGCCGCCAAATGCTGTGCGTATGACGGAGCCAGTAGCCGTCGTATAAATCACGTTTAGATAATCGGTTTGGGCTGTGGTGAATCACCATTTGTCCACCAATATAAATTGCGGCGTGATTTGGCACATCCGCCCCCACTTGCATTAAAATCACATCACCGATTTGGGGCGTTTCTACTCGCTCAAAGCCTTGTCCTTGGATATTATCCAAATAGAGATTTTGCCCTGTGTGCCACCAGTCGTCTGTTCGCTCAAACTCGTCCATTTCGTAGCCTGCCAACATATAGGCATCACGATAGAGTGTATAGCAATCCATTACACCGTGCTGAAATTCACGCCCAATCAACGGCGGTACATTGCGGAATTTGTGGATTTGCTGATTTTGCACCAACCACCAATCCAGCCCTGTTTGTACCTGCATTTGCCGATCTGCGGTGGATAACACTGGCTTGCTGTTTGGCTCAGGGTGGGAATGCACCACCGCCACTAACTTACCTTTTTCTTCCGCCTTGATGTAATCAAGATCGGAAATTTCAAAATAATTGGCTTTATCCTCTGCTTGGTTTTCGCAAGGGATAAACTGATTTTGCGTGCCGTCAAAAACAATAAAACCGCACATTTCGTACGGTTCGTTTTCAAGAGCGTAGTTGATAATCTGTTGTTCGAGTTCCATTTTTACCCCAATTTATTCACCGACACAAATCCACCAAAATTGCGTTGGTTGCCACGTAGTTTGCAACCATTCAGGCAATGGCTGCATTTGTCCGCTTTTTGGTCGGTAGTTGCGTTGTCTTTTTCGTCAAAGTAACGTGAGCCTGTGTAGCCACATTCAGGCGAGCGGTAAATCCAAGTGCAGGTATCCGCCATAATAATGCGACTTGGGAGCTTGGCGTTATCGGTTTCAATCGGCAAAGCCAGCGTGAATGTAGCGGTTTCTCTGGTCAGGCTGGTGAGTTGCTCAATCACAAAATGGCTGATGATTTCCTGATTTGGATCGGCTTTAGGATTACCAGCGGCAAAATTAACGGCATCTAAATATTGAGCGTAAACCTGATGACGGCGGACAATCGCTCCGATACATTCATCAAACTGATTAGCAATACCCGTAACTAAGCCAAACAGATTTGATAGCGTAAGAGTAGGGCGGTTGCTTGGTCCGCTGCTGTTTCGCTCAAACCCTGTTGCCTCGATTGAGTAAGGGTCGTAAGTGTTCCCTTGCCACACCACACTTGTTTTCAGCTCATTCAAGCCTGAATAGAATCTGTAAACACCGCCTGCCGTACCGTTTTTGTCTTTAAGATTACGTAAAGACACCTCGTACAAATCAAGCATTGCATTTTGTTCAAGTTTTGAGAGGTCAAGTTTCATTTGGTTCGAGATACTGACAGGCATTATGGCACTTCCTTGAAGGTTACACTGAATTCCCAGTACTCCAAGCCTGAGGCTTTTGCTGGCCAACTGCTACACACCACTTTTTTGTTTTGTTGGGTGTAAGGATCTTTAAAATAAAAAGGGGAAACACCTCGATGTTTAGCAAAAAATGCTTCCACCGCCAAATGTTCCCCTTTCTTCACCTTGATTGTACCAGTATAGGTTCGCAACAGGTTATTTAAGCCTTTGGGAGATCGTTGGGTGTAGCCGTCCCCAAATTTTACTTCCATTATTTCGGGGCTGTTTTCCACCGAAAAATCGGTGCGTAGGCACCATTTCAATGTTTCCATTAGGCAAATACTCCTCCAGCTCGGAAGTTGTTTTGGATTGCTCCGTTCGCTTCCTGTCGGGCAATTTTTCGCATTAGCTCTACGGTGATTTGCGTTTGTTCGCCTTGCTGTTTTTGGCTCACTTTTGCCTCAACAGGTTCACCGTTGTTGATCACCTGTACGCTAATACTGCTTTGAGCCGATTTTGGTTGGTACGATGATGACGGCACTCTTGGCACCGCAACCCCACCGCCAGTCGCAAAACCACGCTTACCATAGTTAAGGTAGTTGAGGTAATCCAAGCCAATCCGTGAGGTTGCTTCTTTGGTGATGACATATTCGCCACGGTGGACGATACCAGCAGGGGTATATTTACCGCCTAGACCGGTAAAACCGCCATCGTCAAAACCAACTAAACCGCCCGTAGCATAGCCAACATAGCCACCACTAGAAAAACCAAATCCAATAGCGGACATCCCAGATTTAATCGCATTAAACAACATTATTTTGACAATCATTTTACTAATATCCGAGATAATCGATGTCGCCAAAGATTTAAAATCCGCCTTACCCGTCATCACTAAATCAGTGATTGCACTAGACATCCCATCAAAAGCTGATGTGGTAATGTTTGAGATATTCCCCGCCACATCTGTTACATCATCTTCAATCTGTGCCATGCCATCTTTAACGCCAGTAACCGCACTAACTTTGCGTTCATTTGTTTGCTTTTCAATTTCCGCACGTCGTTCTTTGAGCTTGGCAATTTCTTCATCAAGTTTAGCAATGTTTTCTTGAGTCATTCCAATTTTGAGTTTAGCGGCATCGACATCGAGCTGATGATTGTAATTAATCAATTCTTGCTCGCTTTTAGTTTTACCGAGTAAAGTTAACTCAAACTCCAACGCTTGCAGTTTTTCGGTGTTGTCATAGCTAAATTGAGAAATTGCCACTTGCTGATTAGCCGAGTCAATCTGTGTTGCCATTGACTTTAATTTTTCCACACCTTCAGCACCAAAATTTTTATATTTCTCTGCGTTTGTCGCAATATCTTGAGTTAATTTATTAACTTCTTGGTATTGAGATGTCTGACCAAATAGCTGGATATCCGCAGCATTAGCATTTAACTCTGCTAACCGCTGTTGCATTTCGGTGAGTTGGTCAGTGTATTGTTTTTGATAATCGGTGCCAGCACCTTTTTTGCCCTTACTGCCTGATTTTTTACCACCAGAGCGACCCGTTGCATTGGCGAGATATTCGGCTTCTTTCTGCGCTTCTATTTGCGCAATGTCATAATCCGAAAACTTAGATTTATCTAAGCCAAGTGCATAATCTTGGGCTTGTAATTTTGCTTTTTTGGCTGGATCTTTTTCATTTATGATTGCGGTTTGGCGTTTTGATTTTTCGATCAACTGTTTTGCCGCATCACTTAATTGTGACGCGATTTTATCTGCACTTGGGAGCGAGATAGACATACCAGACAAGCGTTGTAATGCACCCGATAAACCATTGACAGACACTGTTAAACCATCAAAATCACCAATAGCACTGCTCGCTGAATCAGCCCAAGTATTGATGCGGTTTTCGCTTGTCAGTGTCATATCACCATAGCGTTCGACGAAGCCAATCATCTCTTCTGTTCGATCAGCCAACTGCGCCGAAATAGCGTTACTTATATCTTGGGTATCATTTAATTTTTCTTGTGCCGTTTGTAAATCTGCTTTGGTTGTTGCCAATGTGCGGTTAAGTTTGGCAAGTTTTTGAGTATTTTCAATTGTAATCTCAAAACCAGTGTCATCTGTGATAACGGTTAATTTTGGCGTGTTACGAATTTGATTTTCAAGATCACTGATTGTTTTCTCAAGCTTCTTGATTTCTTGTTGTTGAGCAATAATACTTTCTTCTGCTTTGGCTTTTTCACTGCCAAGCTGGATTGAGTTCATTTTTTCAATTTCCGCGGTCAATGTTGGCAAATCATTGGCAAACGCCAGTGCCTTGTTGTGAGCTTCAGCAGTTTTTTGCGAGTAATCCAACCAAAAGCCAGCGCCTGCCGCCAATGCGATTGAGACTGCACCAATAGGTCCACCAACAAGACTTAATGCGCCCGCGCCAAGCCGTGATAAAGTATTGGTTTGTTTTTGCGCTACCGCTAAATTACGTTGTGCTGCTGCTTCCGCGTTGATCGCCGCGGTTAATTTGCCTTCGGCTGCGGATAATTGACCAATCACCGCCAATCGCTCCGCATCGGTGCGTGCGTGATTTGCCTTGATTTGGAGCAAATTCATTTCGGTTACGGCTTGTTCGCGGAGTGCTTGTGTGCGCACTTTTTCCGCTTCGGCGGCAGCCACCGCCATTACCGCTTGCTCGTTGCCTGTTTTGACAAACGATTTAAACTGGTTCGCGATCGCGCCTAATGTACCCACGCCAACCGCACCACCAATCGCATTAAGGTGCTGAGACACGCCACCGATAACGCCAACAAATTTTTGGCTAAGCCCCAAAGTCTGGTCTAATTCGCCAGCCCATTTGATGGTCGCCGTATTTAGGTTTTCAAACGCGCCAGAGACAGTCACCACGCGTGTGGCAAATTGCGAATCCACACTATTCTTGGCTTTTTCGAGAGCAGGGATCAACACGTCCATTGTGAGCTGACCTTGTTTTGCCATATTGCGTAGCTCGCCAGTACTCACCCCTAGCCCTATAGCAATTGCTTGCGCAAGCCCAGGTGTTTGTTCCATCACTGAGTTAAATTCTTCGCCGCGAAAAACCCCAGACGCTAAAGATTGCCCAAATTGTGTTAATGCAGCTTGAGCAGCTGACGCACTCGCACCAGAGATAGCTACAGCTTTTGACACGGTCTCAGTTAGACTGGCGACTTGCGCTTGACTAATACCTAAGGATTGGGCATTCTGCGCAAAGCGTTGATAGACACTCGATGTAGCGTCTACGCTTTGATTGGTTTTAAGAGAGATGTCAAAAATTGACTGCAAACCTTTTGTTGCACTAATGCCAGCTGGTTCAACTAAACGTAGTTTATTGGCAATTTCTTGGTACATTTCTGCATGTTTACCAAGCGACCCAAGCGATCCACCAAAATTGCTAAAAATGGTCGTCCAAACCGTCAATCGTGCCGAATTGTTTAGGTTAGACATTGCTGCGTCGATATTATTTAAATAACTAGACGTTTTCGACGAAAATTGTTGCGCTTTTAATCTGGCATTATCAAAATTTGCTTGTAATTTTTTAGCAAACTGCTCTGCTTGCATCCCCGTACGGTTTAGCGATGCCTGAAATTCAACGGTGTCCACGCCCAATTTAATATTTAAGTTGCCTACTGCCGACATATCAATTTCTCTCAAATAAAAAAGGCTCACCGAAGTGAACCTTTAAAGGAACTTTTAATTTTTAGCTATTTACCCAATAATTTATCCCATTTTTGCGATCTGGTTAAATTTTTATCTCGGATTATTTTAATAATCTGATATAAAAATATCAGCGCAATTAATCCAAAAACAACCAACGGATATGGATAAGGCAGAGTTAGCACCGCAAGTAACAAACCAAAGCATAAAATAAAAAACAATGTATAAAATATAAATCCACCAAACATATTTACGCTCCTTTGTTACTTTTGCTTAATTATTACACAACTACAATTAATATCAAGTGTTATTAGCGGTTAGCTAAATATTCGGCGGAGCCGTCATTTTCCACGTCATCTTTACTTTTAAAAAATGGCATAAACTCCATTAATTCGGGGTCTTTTGCTTTAGGGTTGCGATTTATCATGGCTAATAGATGGGATATTTGTGCGGTCCGATAGTCATCTCGCCACAAGCCAAATGGCTGCTCTTGCGCAAAAAGCTCCCACTCCGCAAACTCTCGCTCGGATAATTGGTCTATTTCGCTAAGCGATTTACCCAGCGCTAACGCTAAATTTAGTTGTGATTTGCGTCGGCTGGTAAGTCTTTTGGGGCAAAGTCAGACAAGGCTTTGGTAAATTGCTCAAAGGTATCTTTATCAAGTTTTGAGATAGCGTCCAAGTCGTCTTGGTTGTCTGGGTCAAAAATATTATTGCCGTCTGCGTCACATAAGCGTGTCGCTAAACTACGCGCTAAACGATACGGATCATAAACTTGCGCTAATTGTTTGGCGAGTTCGTCTTCATCGTTAAAATTTAACTCAATCCCTTGTTTTTGAGCTAATTTAATTAATTCTTGCTGTTGACCATATAACGCCTGATTCATTTCGCCAATATTAAATTCGCGAATAAAATATTTTTCACCGTTGATTTCAAGTGCGGTCAATTTTGGGGTGTTTTTTAAAAGTTTTTCACGCAAAGACATAGTTTTACTCCAAATTTAATTTAAAAAAGCCAAAATGTTTTAATCCACTTTGGCTTTTATTTTTTTATTACGCGACAGGCAATAAATAATCGCGTTTTGCTTTTTTAATGGTTACGCCAGATTCGTATTTTCCTTTTACTTCGCCGCTAAAGTTTGGCGATGTTTGGATAAATCCAGTGCCATATAAAGATCCTTGTTTATTGGTTAATACCAGCAACCAAGGAAAGTTTTCTTTGCTGTAAAATTTTTTACGCAAATCTTGTTGCATTTTGGTCGCAGGGGTAAAGAAAAAGGTGAGTTTGATCGAACCATACTCAATTTCGCCCGCTTCCGTTTCGGTGCCCTGAGAACACATCGTAGTGACATCTTCTTCGCCCAGCGTGTCACCGTCACCTTCAATGCTTTTGATCTGGCAGAAATTGTCGGACCATTGGACTTTTGCCGCTGTCGCGTTGGTAAATGATGACGGGGCATCATAACCAGACCAGTCCACTTCGTCCGCCAGCGTAATTAAACCTGTATCGCTCGCAACGGATTTAATCGGATAAGTGCCGTTTAATGCGCCTAAACCGTCAATCGTGATTGCATCACCTTTAGCGTAACCACTTGATGCAATCGTGATTGTCGCAGGAGACAAGGTGCACGCCGTGATTTTTTTTGTCGCGTCTAAACCTACACCAAGATAAAATTTAGACCCTTGAAAGGGAGTTGTTGTTGCCATAACTATGCCGCTCCTTTGCGGTAAAATGAGATGTCATATTGGATACTGCCCACAATCCACTCAGTTTGTCTGTCGTCGTTGATGTATGTAATGGCGGTCAGTTGGAGCAGCTCTAACTCGTCGGACGCATAACCGTCTAACTTGTTGATAACAAGCTCCATTAGGTCGTCTAAATCATCTTCGGGGAGTGATGATTTTAAATACACCTGTACGCTGAGTTTGCCAGCCCAATAAGCACCGCATAGCGTGCTGTCATCGGACTGGACATCATCAATAAAGACGCAGATTGCTGGCAGGTCGGTCTCTGCGGATAAAAAAACGGTGTGCCCACAAAAATAATGGTCCACACCGTCAATTTGTCCGTCTAAAAAGTCAAAAACCGACTTTCGGATTTTTTTTAGATCTTGCATTAGATGGTATCTCTTAATTGATTGACGAGCTCTTGTTTGATCTCGGTACCATAATTACTCGTTGCTTTGGTAAACTCACGCGTAATCATATCCCCCACGGGGATTTTGGTTACATCAATCGGATAACGCGCGCGACCGTCACGTTGTAAGATGTGCTCTCGACCATTTCGCAACTGTTGGCGAAAGCCGCGCGAGATAGCATATTTACCAATAACAATCCCACCGCGACCAACCCAAATACGATTTGATCGGTTTTCAAGTAGTCGTATTGCTGGCATATCCGAGCGCAAAATGCGCAATCTAGCGACGGGCAACTTATTCTTAGCACGTTCGAGCTTCATTCGTCCACGCACTGTTTTTAACGGCACTCCAACATCTTTCGCGACCGCTTTCATGGCGCGGTTGCCAATCTTGTGCGCTACTTTGTTGATCGCATTAACTGCGGCTCTTGGCACTTTTTGTCTACCAATATCATTAAGTCGTCGCTGGACGCGAGCTACATCATCTTGTAGAGACATTATTCCACCTGTAAAACTATATAGCCGTCTTGGTAGCCAAAACCCGTTACGCCATAACGCTTACCATTAATCACCACAACATCGCCACGTTTCGGGGTATAACCCTGTGATTTAAACAGGGTGAGCGTACGATAGGCACCATTTAGCGCGAGATGACCGCTATAGCCAGTAGGTTCAATTTCTCGGGGGATCTCGTCAAAGACCCCCTGATAAATCTCACCGTTGATCTCGTAGTCGGTCATAATGGTTTGTTGGATCACACGATCGGCTTGTTGTAACGCAAGATCAAAGAGGCTAGGCATTTATTTTCACGTCAACCTGTGTGGATGACGTGCCACTGTCCGACCAAGCTACACCTAATTTAATATTACTTGCCGCTGTTGTGGTTGCACCGTCTGCTTCAGACCAGTAAAGCACCGCACCTTGTTTAATGTCATCTGCCTGTTTAGCCTTAACAGTAAATACACCTGTGGTTAAACCAACACCTGTTTCTTTTGCTGCTACCGCAGTGACAGCAATTGCCGCCATAGCGCCGACAATCACCACATCACCACTGGCAACAGACTTAGCTGGCGTAAAACGGATTGTATTTCCGTCTTGTACATAATTTTTTGCCATAATTTAGATTTCCTTTTTTTAGGGATAAAAAAGACCGCACTTTTAAAAAGCACGGTCAAATTACACAACAAATTGATTAAGCGTTTGTCACTTTAACAATACCGCGGTAATCAATCACGTTAACTCCTGCGTCAATGCGGACTTTAGTTGCCACACCATCCACAGTAAAGCCTTGTTGTTGCTCAATGTAAGGCGTATCTACACCGTCAAGATAAGACACTTCGATCGCTTCTTTGTTGAGTAAGTACCAAGACTTAGGATCAGCCACTTGTAAACGAGCAGATTTAATCGGATCAACAATATCACGGATTGGATTGATAATACCGCTATTAATATCTGCACCTTCCACGCTTGACGAACCTAAGATTTGTCGTGCTTTTGTGTACAATGATGTTGGTGCAAGCATAAATTCAGGCTCAATCGCTAATGGTTCGCCACGGCTATTCACAAAACCATTCATTAACTGAATTGCTTTATCAATGTTTGTTACATCTAAGGCAGCATTAGTTAGGCTGTTTTTGTGACTTGCATCAAAGAGTTTTTTGCCGTCTTGCGCAATGGCATTGCCAGTGATCAAAGCAAAGACTAATTTAGCGATTGTAGCGCGTGCGGCTTGTCCCATTTTTTCAGGAATTTTGGTTAAAAGGTGCATATCGTCATTGATGATTGCCTGACGAGTAATGCTGAATAATTGCCCATAGGTCGCCAATGCCACTGATGCACCTTCATCACCGATTGTACCGTAAGTGTATTCTTCACCTTCGCCCACTTCTGGCAAGTAACCAAACTCACCCAAGCCAACACGTTTCGCAGGACGGAAATCCGTTAAGATGCCACGCGAAGTGAATTGCTCATAGTTTTCAGTGGTAGTTTCCCAGCCTTTGAGTAAGGATTTATGCGCTACATCAATCAAGATTTGACCAAAGTCGGAGCTTGAGTGCGTAAAGGCAAGACCAACCATCTGCATTGGAGTTAAACCTGAAATGCCTACACCACGATCAACCAATGACGCACGAGCTAATTCGCGCAAGGTCATTGCGTTGTAAGCGTTATCTTTAGCGTTGGTTTTGTCTTTATCCTGACCTGCACGAGCCATTAAAGATTGTTTCACACCATCACCAACGATATTACCGTTGCCAGCGTGAATATGATTTTGTGGTACGCTCGGTGTGGTATCTGCACCAAGTTTCGCAAGTAATTTATCTTTGGCTTGTTCCGCGGTGATAGATAAGTCACCTAAGCATTCCACTAATAAATCATTGTGAGCTGCACCAAATGGCGCAAATACAGCTTTAATGTCCGAGTTGCGTTTATTCATCGCAGCTTGTATTTGTGCGGTATTATCTACCGTAGCTTGTGTTTTTGGCTCTTCTTTTGGTTGAGCTGGCTCATTAGTTGGTGCTGGTGTAGTTGTACCAGCGTTGCCTTGTGGCTTGGTGAACATATTTTTAATTTGATTAGGCATCTTTGTATAATCCTCTAAACGTTTTGATTGTAATTGCGCCATCGCCACAAGTGGTTCGGCTAATTTATCGGCAAAACCCAACTCCACGCATTCTTTGCCATTGAGCCAAGTTTCTTCCGCTAGCATTGCTGCTATTTCTTCTTCGCTTTTACCTGTTTTACTGGTATAAGCCATAAGTAAAGAGCTTTCGACTTTATCGAGTAAGTCAGCATATTTACGCATATCTTCTGCATCGCCACCTTGGATTCCCCAAGGCTTATGGATCATCATCATCGCATTTTCAGGCATAATGATTTCATCTCCGCACATCGCAATCACACTTGCCATAGATGCAGCAAGACCGTCAATATAGACGGTCTTTTTAGCAGTATGATTTTTTAATAAGTTGTAAATGGCGATTCCATCAAATACATCTCCACCAGGTGAGTGAATGTGTAAATTAATCTGTCGGATATTGCCACCAAGTGCGGTTAAATCCTTAGCAAATTGTTGAGCCGTTACGCCCCAATAGCCAATTTCTTCAAAAATTGAGATTTCAGCTGTATCCTTGGCTAAGGCTTTAATTTTGAACCATGTTTTCATGCTTCTCCCTCTTCAATATTATTGGATTTTTTACTTGTAACCTGTGTATTTGTTAAATCAGTATCAAATTTCAATCCAGCTTCTTTATTTTCGGTAACTTCAACAATTCGTCTGCGTTTCACCTCAGCAGGATTGCTACCACTTGCGCGGATCGCTTGGCTTTCTGTTGCTAAACCACCTTTAATACGCTCTTTCCACGCATTGGCTTCTTTGATTGGATCAATCCATGGCATGACAGGCCCTGAATACACCGCATTAAACAGAGAGTTTGTATCAAGATCTGCTGGCAATTTAATTGCTTGTGATGCAATCGCCATTTTCAGCCATTCACGGTAAATCGGACGAGATACCGCAGCGACAAAGCAATCTTGCAACACCGCATAACCTTCAAAACTTTCTACCAGCTCTTGTCGTTGTGCTGAGTATGTGCCGTTGTAATCACGAGCAATACTGGAGTAGCTCGATCTTGTACCTGCTGCTGTCGCTCTTAACTGACCATTTCTAAAAGTCTCAAGATTGACATTTGGTCGGTTAGAGTTAATCAATCCAACATCTTCACCGGGTTTTAAGTCATCAATCACTGCACCTGGTGCAATATCAAAAAGTCGTGTGCCTTTCTCATCTGTATTGTCATCGTCATACAACGCTGCATCACCTTTTTTAATGTACATCGTCATCGCTGCGGCAATACGTGCTGCTACACGTTCGCTTTCTTCGTATTCTTTCAAGTCAGCAAGACGAATAATGACACCGTGCAACATACTGACACCGCGGATTTGATGTAATCGCTTGCGGAATGCTAAATGCAGCATGTTCTCAGCTGATACTTGCTTAATTTTGCCATAGTGACTAACGGCTTCCTGCGGATTATTAAGATATACTTGATAAGCTGTAGGTTTGCGCCAAGCATTAAGATACACGCCTTGTACTAATCCCTGATTGCCTATATCCGATGTCATTGGCACAAAATCAGGCTCCAATGCCTCAATCGAAAATGCGACCTTGGTTGCGTGTTCGTGTCCGATAACATGACCTTTGACCAGCTGGATAAATACCTCACCATCACGTAACCACGTGCGCAACAACATTCGTTCTAATGACGGTCTTGTATATAAGCCTGTTACATCAGGTTTCACCGACCATTCAGCCCAAAGTTTGCGAATTTGCTCTGCTAGCTCTTCGTTTACATCACCTGATTTTGTCAGTGGTTGCGGTTCAATATGAATGCCTTTCGAGCCAATCACTCTCTCTTCCATTTTATCGAGAATACCGATGACAATATCGTGATTTTGGTCTAAGGCTCGCGCTTGTTCTCTAAGACTAACCGCACTTTGCCGTACATTTGTGTTAGCACCTTGTCCGTCTCGACTAGCTTTATGCGTTCGGCTTGGCAATGCGGCTTCATACGCATTCAGTACGTAACGGCTTTGTGACCGTTTTGCCGCCCAGCGTGGAGATATTGCTGCAATGGTTTTTTCCAATATATTCATTAGATAAATCTCGCGTATTTAATACGATGTTTTTTCGTACGCTGACCGGTTTCCGCCAGCAATTCATCCAGCATTTTTTGATAGCGGTCACGCTGCTTGGTAAGTTCCGCCACCTGGTAAGATACCGATCGACCGTTAAAGGTAACTTGGCTTTGTGCTTGCTCAATCTTTTCATCAAGCGTACGGATTTTTTGTTTAAGTTCGTCTATGGTGTAAAGGCTCATTTTTACTCCAATAAAAAACCGCTTGCGGCATTCAGCTGCAAGCGGTCGGTTTTGTGAAATTTTTTGCTATTCAAGCAATAATTGTTGTGGCATTTCCAGCATTTGTGCCAACTTTGCTAAACCTTTGGCAGTAATCAATACCTGCGGATAAAGGCTTTCAGTGCCGTCATATTGATGGACGGTATGCACTTTATGTTCAAGATAGCCCGATTTCAGTTTATCTTGATATGCCACCCAAGATTTACCGCCTGTACGGCGATAGATCCAACCGTGAGCAAATAGGAACTGATTAAACTTTTTCGGCGGCACTTGTAAATGTTTTGCTGATTCGGTTAGATTTAACGATCCGTCCGATTTTGTCGCAATACGATCAAAGGCATTGGCTTTCGGAGTGAGCTCAATCACTTTTTCTGAATATTCAGCCAAAGCATTACGCAAGAAACTTGGATCGTTAAGTGCGATCATTAGATCGGGCTTGCCTTGTTTTTGTTCTAGTTCCTGCCAGCGACGGTTGATTTTAATTCGGATTTCGTGCTTATAACCAGTTACCAAATCAAGAACTTGCTCTTGTGTAAGAAGGCAATGTTTGTAAGTTTGCCCGTTCTGTGGGTGAATATAGGGGGTCTCCAAAATTATTGGATACCCTTCTTTTTGATATGCTTCATTTAGGTTTGCAATATCTCGTAATACCAGTTCGTGGCGTTTTTCACAAAGCTCCGCAATCTCACGACTGGACATTGTTAATGTTTGTTGGTTCAGGGCAAATAGGCTATTCATTTTATCCTCCTTATTTACACGCTTGTGGAATTAAGGCTTCGACTTCTTCGGCTAAACTTTCCGCTAATTCAATCGTATTGATGATAAATTTATGCGGCAGATTAAAGCCTGTGTTCAAATCACAGCCCTGATCTTGCAACAAAGCAAGTAATGCCCGAAGTTGTTGTGTAGCGACGGTAAGACGGTCGTAAGAATCGGTAGTTTGAATAGTAGAATTTTGAGTTGTCATCTGTTTATTCCTTTTGATGGATAACCCGATAAATCGGGCGGTCGGCAGCTCAAAACCTGTAAACAGTCAGGCGGAATTATTCCCTTGCGGTATTGTATTCTTCGCACTGCCGACCATTGATAAAAATTTGTTTGTTTTTGACCGCACTTTTCTGCAGGTACAAAAAAATCACGCTGACGGGGTGAATTACCGCTGTTTAATAAGGCTTTTGAGACCTTGAAAGAGATACTACTACTCAAATTCTAAGCTGTCAATAGCGGCAATTCAATTTGCATTTTATCTTCCATAATGCGGATTACACCTTCCAATACTGGCTTTTTGCCTTTCCATTCATTCAAGGCTTTACCACAAAAGCTCGCAAGCTGTTTTTCGGCTTTGTGTTCGCCTAGCAGTTGATAATACTGTTCAAGTAATGTTTTTCCACCTTTGGCTAATTCTTCTGCCATATAATCAAAGGCTTTAATATAAGAAATTTTAATTCCCATTGCCTTTTTAGATTTATATCCCATAACTAAAAGCATAAAGCCATTTTTAGTTAATTCATAGTAAGGTTGTGGCTTACCATTCTGTAACTCATTGTTTTTAAAACAAAGTCCAAAATTGGATTTTGTAAAATCATCATCTACACAATTTTCTAATAATTGTCGAATATCACGCATAACATGATTATGTTGCTTACCAAATACCTTTGCTACAATTTCTGATGTAGTCACAGTTTGATGATTTTTAATTTGTACAAATTGTTTAAAATTTTCTGGGTTTGCTAGTTGCATATAAAATAATCCTTTTAAAATTTAGATAATAAAAAACCCGACCATCTCTGATCGGGTTGTATTACCGCAACAATCCTACCTTATTACAGGCTCGTAAACTCACGATTTAAAGCTGTTCAGGAAATTAATTTAAAGCCATCCGCCTGTTTTTCCACCACCACTAAGCCAGCTATTCTTAGGATTAGTTTGCTTTTGTGGGGTTGGTTTAACTTGTTCAGGCTGTTCTCCATCAAGTTTTGATTCAACAGAAAGTGCGGTCGAATTTCGGATGATATTTGCATTTACATCAGGCAACTGCGCCCAACTTGGCACGTCTTTTTCGTCTCCCCATTTGATCCGCTCATATCCGCGTAAAATGGCGATGGCGTGCGCATAGCAAAACAAGTCAAAGGCTTCGTTGTTGCCTTTACCAGGTTTTCGCCACTTGCCGTCCGCGCCGCGCTCTTCGTAGACCAACTCGTTAAAAAACCATTCCCCGATCCAATCGGGGAAATGGATGTAGTTTGTGCCGACGCTATCACGAGATAGCGCATTGTTGATGCGGTCTTTTAAATAGTCTGTCTGCAACAGATACAACGGTACATCACCACGTGCTGATGCGTGGCGATCAGAACGATTGGTATTATCGGGATAGGTTTTTGTGATCAGCTTTTGGCGTTTGGTTGAATCACCTTTAACCAAATAGACTTTTTTTGCCAAACCGTCACGACGACATTTGCGCCAAAATTTATAGGCGTTGTCGGTGACACCATCTTCACCGCCACTATCAACAGCCATTGCCAAGATTGGCATTAAGTGGTTTTCGTTTGTGGCGAGTTTGTACTGCTTATTGAGTACATCGCTGACCAAAAACCCCCAGTCTTCGGGTATTCGTGGATCGATTTGTTCCACGACTCCGTCTTCATCAGGCAAGGTGTGCGAGATGTTGTAGCGGTCAATCAACCAGCGTTCACCATTTTCGCCATAACCAACGATTTGGACGACAAATCGGCGATTTTTACCGCCCTGTACGTCCACCGCGGCAATTAAAAAGCGGCATTGTGCTGGGATTGTTTTGTTATCCTTGCTCGCTTCTTCGCGACGCTCCATGAGTTCATCGGCTCGGCGCTGTTCAAGGGCTGAGCGAGGGAGATACGGCAACCCCCAGTCCGTATTGGTTACCGCTTTTAGGGTTTCTTCGCTCCCAGTCATCTCATACTCATGTTCAGCGTTGAGCAATTTATAAATCAACTGCGACCAAGTCTGATAGGCTGCCGCAGGACCTTCTAGCCAAAAGCTGGCAATTCGAGAATTTCTTGGCTCACCTGAGATCTTGCCGTTTTTGTCAATACGTTGACCGTCTTTCAGCCACACACCACTGATATTTAATTCTCGCTTGCGTTCGGGTGAGATTAAGGCTTGGCAATGCGGGCATTGTAAGCGCGCCTTTTCGCTCGCTTTGACATAATCGGTATCATCACGATAGCCCGTCATATTTGCCATGGATGGCTCAAAATATTCGCCACAATCTGGACACTGCCAGTAAAACCGACGGCGATCACCGCGGTTATACAGACTTAAAATACCTGTTGTAGGCGGTGCTTCATGTGTCGTTTTCGGTTGATGTTTGAGATCAACAATATCCTTACCTGGTGAGCTTTCGACAAGCGTCATGCCTGCACTCATAAATGTTGTTGTACGTTTGCTCGCAAGCGAAAAGCCGTCACCCTCACCGTCTATATCATCTGGCCAGCGGTCATAGTCGGTTAAGGCAACGAATTTGTAATCGGACGATGACAAAACATTGATTGAGGGCCAACCGATTTTAAGTAAGTTACCCGCTCGGAAATACTTGTCGTGGACATTGTTGTCATTTTTGCGTGGACTGAGCCGTTTGGTGATTTCGGGCGAACAGCGGAAAGTGCGATCTAATCTTTTACGGCTATGTTCGCTGGCTTTTTCTTGGGTGAGTTGTACCAGTAGGAAATCCGACGGATCGCAAATAATGGAATAGGTGATCCAGCCGTCAATTAAGCCGATGGTTTTTCCCGTTCGGGCAGGGCCAACAAAAATCACGGCATCATATTCACGGCTATTAAGACAGTCCATTGGCTCTAACATATAGGCAGCAGTGTTTTTATCCCACTTAACGGAGTTACCACCACCAACAGGCACACGCATATATTCCGCTACTGCTTCGGAGACTTTCATTCGGCGTGGTGCCTTGATTGCGCTCGCCATGTCGCAGCGGATGTCTTTCGCTGACGCAAACATTATTCGTCTTCTCCATTCGTAATATCTGTTTCGCTTTGTTGAATATGTAGCGCCATTTGGTCGCGTATATCATCAATCACCTGTTGGACGCGAATCAAATCTTTAGGCTGTAATCCACAGTCACGCTCTAAAATATCTGGTAACGTCTCTAAAGTTTGGACGACGGCTTTCGCCATTGTCCCCATTTCTAATGCAACTTCACTGGCGGGGATTAGCTCGCCAGTCTCACGCTCAAAGCGTAGTCGCTCGTTTTCAGATTGATACCAAGCTCGACGCTCTACTGGTGATAATCTGTCAACATCTGCTGACATCTTCTCCGTGAGTCCTGTTAATATCAAATCGCGCAAAGAATAAAGCTTTAATTTACTATTACTCCCGATAGCTGGAGTCAACCCAGCTGTTCGTTGTGATACGGTTTGGCGGTGTAATCCAGTGAGTTCGGCGATCTGATTTATATTTAACTTGATATCATGTAGATTATCCATAAACTCAAATCCTAGTAATAAAAATCAACCACCAACAGGCATCGCATAAAAAGATGATGATGCCTAGAAACTAAAAAAACTGCCGAAATCCGCGCTGCCACAACCCCGCGGAATAGGATACCCCCTCAGGAGTACCTTTTAATAATTAGATAATTAGGTTTACAATAAATTAATTTAAATAAAATTAGATTATTTACTAATTGCTAATTGACAATATAGAAAAAATATCTTATTATCTAATCATTAAAAGAAACTTGTTTAATCAAGGAGATTAAATGAATCAGATATACTGGACTAAGAAAGCACTTAAACAGTTACTTGCAATAGACCAAAGGTATGTGACAGCAATAAGAAATAAAGTCAATGAATTAAAAGAATTTCCAAACGTCACATTAGATTTAAAAAAAATGAAGAGCGAAAATAACCAATATAGATTAAGAGTTGGAGATTACCGAATCTTATTTGAAATAATCCACGGTGAGCCAACAATAATTAATATCCAAATGGTTAAGCGCAGAACATCAACAACATATTAAAAAGGGAGCAACCCCTTTTAAGGAAGAAAAATGAACTTACAATACATTAACGATATAAAAGGTAATCCACAATTTGTAGTACTACCTATAGAAGAATTTAATAGATTAGTCGCTCTTGATGATGCATCAGAATACAAAGATGTACCTTATTTATCCGATGCCACAGATAATGAAACCATACCTAATGAAGTGATTAACATCATGTTTGAACAAGATATTAGCTTACTTGCATCATGGCGTGTCTATCGAGGACTATCACAATACGAGGTAGCAGATAAAACAGGACTAACACAATCCTCTATTTCTCAAGCTGAAAAAAAAGGCTCTAAACCACAACAAAAAACCTGTGAGCGATTAGCAAAAGTTTATCAGTGCAAACCAGAACAACTCACACTTTAGCATAAAAGGGGAGATCTCCCCCTTATTACCTATGATGTATCACGTACAATCAATAGCAATATCAGCCACAGTTATCATCACCACCAATCATTGTTCTTTTCCCATATCCACAATAGGCAATTCCACCATGCCAACCACTTCAACCACATCTAACGGGCTAACGTCATCAGCATAAAAGCTACCGTCGGAATTGTGCCAGTGTGTTAATGGTGGTTCTTCCATATGCGTACACTCAACCAGCAACCACTTGCCGAACTGTGTTTCATATACCACATTGCATAACTGACCATTACGCAATTTAACAATATCACCTTTATTTATTTCCATCTTTACCACCTAAAGTAATAGGTTTGCCCACATATATAGGGTAAACGGGATTATAATACGGGTCATCTCTATACTTAATACTAAGCATGAAAAAGCAAATCTCATCAGCGATATCTAAAACCCTCTGAGGGATAAAATTCGCAGTCTGAATTATTGGCGCTTCGCTATCTATATTGCCAATATAAATAGGGATACCCCACAACTTACCATAGTGAGTGTATCCCTCTTTTAATAATTTCTTTTTTGATTTAGGCAGTAACATGTTATTTGCTCAATTCTTCTTTCTGCCATTCGCGGATTTTGTCGATACGGTTTAAACACATATCACGTTCGCGCTTAAGGATTACTGCATACTGTGTCACATCGCCGTAGGTGCGGCCGTCAAACGCCGTCTTGTCTAAATGCGCAGTAAATGCAGCGGGAAATTGCGGGCAAGCAGTGACATCAGGCTTACTCGCGCAGGAACTCAACAACATTGCGAGGAGCGTCAGCATTAAAAGCTGCACTTGCTTTGGTTTGTTTTGGAATAGATTTGATAACTGCATCTGATTTACTCCTTGCGTCCGATTCAGCCTTACTTAGTTCAAGCGTTAGCTGTTTATTGTATTCTGCGTCTGCTTTTAGCTGTTTGATTGTGCTGCTTTGCGTAGTGATGGTTTGCTTATGCGTTTCAATCTCGGCGTTAAGAACATCAATCTTGTTTGATTGATGATAAATCCAACCGCACAGCCCAAACGCAACCGCCAACACACAAACTACACATAACCAAAATAATTTAGTTAAACTATCGCCAATACCCATATCATCACCTTAATTAAATAGCCGCGCGGTTTAGGCTCTTTCGTTTACGCTTTCGCCATCTGATTTACTTAGTCCCATAACCGCGCTACTAATCCTTAACGCAAGTCGGAAAAGCACAAGGCTTTTTCTTTCTCGCGACGAATAACAAGCCCACTTAATTTTTTACCGCCAGCATAAACCCAGCGTGGAAACTGATTACACACAGAATCCAATTCCCCCGTTCTTGCTTTTGTAAACATCGTGGAATTACGCACGGCATCACACCCCACATTAAACGTGATTGATGTCAATGCTTCAAATACCGACAATGGCAATTTTTTACCGTTAGCAAAACGATTGACACACTGCTCGGCGGTCTGAATATCCTTAACCCAACGTTGAGCAATTTCATTATCTGTGTAGCGTTTCTTTGGATTGATTGGCTCGCCACCAGCAGCCGTACTCCCAACGCCAACAGTTAATATATTCGCAGGGCATTTATACGGATCACGGCGACAACTTTCGGAGTTACCAATAATAGATAGCCCACGCTCAGTTGTACGGATTGCATTATTGTAATTAACCATAACAATACCGATAATTGCAGCAACAGAGCATAAAATCACTTTCTTATTTATCGCCACTATCAATCACCTTGCCATGCTTATCTCTAATCCCCGCTCGAATTTCCTCAAGTTCAAGCATCCGTTTTTTATACCTTGATTCACGATAAAAATTACAAATCGTAACCACAATACCAATCACGATTGACCATTCTGTTAGCGTAAACATACCAAAGAGCGCAGTAATCCACCCCCAGGCTTGCGATTCTACAGGCATATCTTTTAGCATTTTCATACCCCACCCCGCTTATTCGAGGTAATAAAAAAGCCCACCTGTTACAGTAGGCATAAAGTTCTGTTAAGATAAAGTTTTCACGCAATAAAATAACAGAGGTTTAAAATGATTCAGTTAGATGAAATTGAAGATGGCTTTTATAAATTTCCTTATCAACCTGGAGAAAGCCTTTCTGAAACAGATACACCTGCACCAAATACTGGTGGATTTGATTTAATAACCCACCATGAAATGATAGAAAACATCCCTGAATTAAAATATTCTCCAATGTTAAGAAAATTATTGGTAGATTTAAATGCACCAGAAAGCCCATACATGACCTTAGGATGTGGTTATTGGGCTAATTATGCAGAAAATGAAGTTTCATACTGTTATTTAGAATTTTCTTTCAGAGAAATAAATATTGCCAATAATAAAAACTTTTCACTTACACTGGATGAAAAGCTCATCAATTATCTAAATGAAAATAAAGAAGTCTTATCTAAAGCATTTGGTGTGCCGCTTCAAGCCATCCCAATCGCGGCAAACCATTTCGAATGGAGGTACCGTCCTTTCCGTTATTTCGAGAGCGAAGAACGCACCTTGTTATACTTTCAGGCTGGTAGTTATCAACATCAAGATCTTGAGGTTTTTCTTGATATTTTACATCGTTTCTTAACTCAGTATCTTGTCGTTCCATCATAACCACCAACAAAAAAGCCCCGACTGGAAAACCAATCAGGGCTATAAAATTCACTCGGCGAACATCACTTACACGACGACCACCATATATTGAAATAATAGGACAAGATGACACGTTCGTCAATATGTTATTTTGATATTTTTTGCTTTTTCTTTACCAGTTCGCAGAAGAACGAAGCCAGTTACCAACAATTCGTGAATTATGGATTTTGCTAAATCTAATTCCTTTTCAACATTTCGTTTAATTGTTTTAAGACTTGGCACTCTTACATTCGATTTACCAGCACAGGGTTGCATTATGACTGCACCGTATTTTTCACGCATCTTGGTTGCGATAAAGTTCACGGTCCGCTTATTTACATAGTACGCAAACACAATGAAGTGTAAAGTGCGGTCATTTTTCGCGAAGAATTGTTCCACCATCTGACTAATCATCATACCTGTTTCATCATCGCACATCGGCTCGCTTGGCTCGGCAGGAATGGTAGATTGCATCAATTTAGCGATAATATTGAGTTGTGATTTATCAATTCGTCCACTGCGCACCCAAGCCCCCCATTTATACATCCATTCATCAACAAATTCTTCTTGCTGTGAGTTGAGTTTTAATTCACTGAATTTACGCATTCGTTATTCCTTTAATTTTGATGATTGTTCTTCCTTTTGCGATAACGCCTTTTTCTTCGATAGAATATTTGCGAATAACAGTTCGGTTATCGTCTTTGATTAAACCTGCTCCGACAAGACTATCAAAAATGCCTTTGGGTAAGTTATCTAGGTCGCGTGCGCGGTTATCGGGAAAGTAGATTTCTATCTTAATTTCGACCGCACTTTCAAACGGATCGAACTGTTTACAAACTTCAGTCGCAATACGTTTAAACTCTCTGCCAGCCTTTGAAATGTAATGTCTACCGCTTCTCGTATGTTTCCAGTAGTGATTAACGGACGGAGGGTAAGGTAATGCAATCTCTAGCCAATCACTCATAGCTTGCCCTCGCGTCTTAAAATTTGTTGCGTGCGCATAACACCTTCAGCATGGGCTAATCGCACAAATTCGGTATCCATTTTGCGTGTCCTTCGATCTATTTCTGCGTGGCAGCAGTCGCAAGCCCACGCCCCGAAAATATCATCAGGCTTTTGACCGACGCCATTTAAACCAGCCATACGATAGTGAGCTAATACCGTTGTTTCAGGATTATGATTACAAATACCAGGTAATCTAACTTGACACTCTCTACCTTTTGCTTCTTTGCGTAAGTCCACCATATTTATTCCGCCTTGTCTTTAACGTATTTGATTTCGTAGTATTTTCCGTCGACTTCCATTAGCTCAGCGTTCTTTGTTTTATCAACTACAATATCTCGATAAACTAAAAGCCCACAAATAAAGCAAACACCACATAACAGTGCAACAAATACGCCAGTGACACCATCAGTAAAAACAGCAATAAGGAAGATTGCCGCCAAGATAACCATAAAAAGTACCATGTTCATTTATGCCCCCAAAAATTTAATTTATCATTGAAATGTACGCCATTTTCTATACCCCAAACGGTCAAATATTCGATTAAACTTGCTAATCGCTTCACACCCATTCCTGCCGTACTTTCTCGCAGGTTGATCAGTTCGCCTTCTAACCCAATTTCCATATCTACGCCTTTTCCTGTTGCCACTGCGTGAGCTGATACCATAATCATTTTCCATTGCTCCACATTCAGCCAGCGTCCCTTAAATTGGACTTGTTGGCTAATATCCGTAAGCATGGCGTGTAGTTTTGAATTTTGCTCAAGCGTACGTGTCATTGGTTTAATTTCCACCACATACGGCTTGATCACTTTTTTCCCGTCAATGACTCCTGGTAGTGGCAATTTATCAATTAGCGCTTTAGCGTTGCTACGTACCGCTTCACTGCGAATAAAAAATTTTTGTTTAATATTCATCTACTGCTTTAGCTCCAGATAATAAAAGTGCCGCAACCAATGAAAATGTCGCTAAAACAGGATAGCCAAAATACACAAGGGCTAAACTTATCGCTAACTCGCTATAAATTGACTGGTTAGCTCTTGCTCTACTCCAATCTTTGTTTTTAATGGCAAATGCAGACAAAAAAGAAAGTGTAGAGAACGTCCAAAACACCCAGATGAAGACATTTAAAATCGGTTCATTATGATTTAATGCCGCTATAATAAATCCAGTAATCACTAGAGAATCTACCACTAACTTAACAAAGCTAAATGATTTAATTTCCATATCCACCAACCTTTTTAATAAAATCTAAACTTACTGAACGTTGTACAAAATCTGTCATTTTAAAAATCCTTACTCTGTCTTGTTTTCTTTGGCTCAAGCTTGCCAGTTTCAGCGCGTCGTTTAGCGTCAATCTGGTCACAGTTGAAAATCGCGCCATCTCTTTGATCAACGTAGATTTTCCCCGTTGAACCATGGCGATTCAATCGTAAATGAATTTCGGTGAGTGTCGGATCGGCTTTATCGTTGTAAACGTATTCACGGTAAAGACCTAACCAATAATCGCACTCTTGTTCAATTTGCCCTGTATCACGGCTATCAGAAGGTAATGGTCGTTTATCCCCACGGCTTTCTAACTGACGGTTTAATTGAGTGAGCAGTAACACGACACAATCCATTTCTCGCGCAAGATTTTTTAATTCTTTGGTGATGTTTCCGTAGGCTAAATCATTGCGCTCTGCTTCTTCTGTTTTCATGAGCGTGAGATAATCAACAGCAATCAATCCGATTTCACCACGCTCACGTTTAATGCGTCTGCATTCGTTGCGAATATGCGCCACTGAAACCGCTGGCGTATCATCAATAAATAACAAGTCGTCTTGGATTAACTCACCAATTGCAATCGTGCCTTTATTGATTTCTGCATCAACGTTTATCCCCATGTTGAGGAGCTGATTTTCGTCTTCGTAGAATGCACTGGCTTTGACATTACCGCGCTGCATAAACATACGCTCAAAAATTAATTTAGCGGACATCTCAAGGCTGAATAGTAAGGCTGTTTTACGCTCATTAAGCACGCAATTCACAGCGATAGTGGAAAATAATGCGGTTTTACCAACTTTCGGACGCGCACCAATCACGACAAGGGATTGTTTCACGAGTTTTTTCGCGCCTAATAAGCGATCTAATTCTTCGACTCCTGTCGAAAGTCCCGCTACGCGTTCAGGTTGCATTTTTCGCATTTCCCACTCATCCAACCACTCATTTGCAATATCAGTTGCACGGCGTAATCCGTTTTGTTTTCCCGCACGACCATAATCTGCAATTTGACTCATCATTTTAGAAATCACATCAAGGCGATCTTCCGTGCTTAACGCTGAACGCTCCAAAAGTGCGGTCGTACAATCCTGGATTTTTGCTAATGCAAAACGTTTAATGGCATTATCTCGCACAACATCAGCATAAGAACTCGCGTTGGCTACGCTTGGTGTATTTTTAGCAATTTCGGCAAGGTAAGCTAAACCACCAACATCATTGATAATTCCCATACTGCTTAAACGACTTTCGACCGTTAAAAGATCAATCGGTCTGTTTAATTTTGCTAATGCTTGCATTTCTGCAAAAATACGTTGATGCGCCGCAATATAAAAACTTTCTGCCTTGAGTTTTGCAAAAACGTTATTAGCAACTTTGCCAGTAGCATCAATCATCAAAGCACCAAGTACAGATTGTTCTGCTTGTTCGTTGTAAGGGATCAATTGGAGATTCATTACAAATTACCCTCCCGAACTTTTAACACTGTATCTGGTCGTATTGCATAATCAAACGTTGCTTTCCATCCACGATTATTATCTCCAGTGTGGAATGGTTTTAATTCCTCAAAGAACGTTTCGAAATAAGCTTCAACACAATCAAGCGTAGGTTCTTTGAGTTCTTTCAGAAATTTTTTAATATCCCGTTTTCGTTTATCGTTTAACGTTACAGCTTGAGATAATCTTGAGCCTGTCTCTTTGTTGATTTTGTTGTATAAATCAACAACTGCTTGATAATCAATTTTTTCTGATTTTGATTTTTGAGAAGTATTTTTTTTATCTTCAGGAAAATCTTCCGTATTTATCACGTCTGCGTTAGCAGATTCCCCTTTAGGGGGTAAGGGGGTATTATTCTTTGTTATAGATCTCTTAATTCTTTGGTTATTGCTTTGGTCATTTTGGCTAAATGACATTTGGTCATTTTGGCTAAATGGAGTAAGACAATTTGACCAACTGGAGGAATCATTTTGGCTAAATGACATTTGGTCATTTTGGCTAACCTCAATCACTTGAATTTGTGCTTCGATTTCAGTCAGTTTTTCATAGTCGATTGAGTACCATTTTGTTTTATCCATTTTCATTTTGTTGAATTTGTCAGTTGAAACAACCAACCCCATTTCTTCAACATTTTTAATGGTTCTTTGCACTGTTCTAGGAGACCAAAATTTAAAAATCTTTTGCCAGTTTTCTAATGTGTTGTAGATCCATTTTTTACCTTCAGCTTCGTTACGGCTCATATCTAAATAGTAATGTAGCTGCTGAATAAAAATAGCCTCATTCAAACCGATAGCCACAGCAAGAGAAGGTAGCACTTGTAAAGGTGCTTCATTTATTAATAACTTACTCATTAAAAATCTCCTCATCCAGTTTGCTTAATCGTTTTAAAATAACTTCTCTGTAATAAATCGCTAATAACACATCAATGCGTATAGGCTGATTAAAGCGTCTCATCACGCCACCTCACTCATAAAATATTCAGCAACACGTTTACCACTCGCCACTGTCACCATGCGGCGTTGAATATTGTGTCCTCGTTGTTTTAAATCATAGATACGTGCGCCAAGACGCAAGCAACGAAAACGTTGTTCTGCGATAAGATGCGTTAGTCTTTCGCCGTTTAAAAGTGCTGCCAAAATCATCTGATTCTGTGTTTGACTTTGGCTTTCGTTTGGATTAACATTTGTATAAATCATTTGATAATACCTTTCGTTAAGTGATTTTTAAGACCACCGCTCCCACGGTGGTTTTTTATTGTCGTTTATAAAGTGCAATAGTTAATTCGATTGAATTTACTGTTGCTGATAAATGTTTGCTTAATGCAGAGCGAATTTTGTCTTCTTCCGCTGCTGTGATTTCGCCGTCTTTCATCGCTTGATCTAATGCCGAATACAACAATCCACGAGCCGCAATCTCGCTAACTTGACGGCAAGATAACTCTGTATTATCTAATGCATCTTTTGGTGGCACTTTTACAAATGCACCACCAGCAATACGGCATAATTCGTCCGTGTAATCCGTTAATCCAAATTCGTTTTGGATCGCAATTAATTCCTCATCTTTAAACCGTTGTCCTTTGGTTTGGTATAAGCGGTTATTTAATTCGGCTTCGCTGAAACCAAGAAATCCAGCTACCGCACTTTTACCGCCCGGTATGTTCTCAATCATTTCGATAATGACTTTCTTCATTGCCATAATTTTTGCCTTGTTTTTATGGTTTTCTTTTGGGTAAAGGTTGGTAAATTAATCCCACAAATCAGGGCGTAATTCGGATTTCTTAACTTTTCCAGCGGTAAGCTCTTCAATCTTTGCGCAACGTTCCGCAGGAACTTTTTCACGCCACTTGGAAACAGCCCAAGGGGTAAGATTGAAATGTCGAGCCATAGCCGAAATACCGCCCACGATTTCATAAGCTTTTTCGATTGGTAGCATTTTAACCTCTTAATTCTATTTAAAGTAGAGCCATTCTACTACTAAAAATAGAATTGAATCAACTATTTTAATTTTGTATCTTCTACCTTTAGTAGAATAAAGGAGTCTCTATGACAGATTTAGCAAGCCGGCTTAATGAATTAATGGCTAAACAAGGCAAGAATATTGTGGATTTACAAAAAGCTATTGGCGTAACTTATGAAATGGCTAGACGTTACACTTTGGGCACTGCGACTCCGAGAGATAAAAAAATTGAAGCTATGGCGAAATACTTTGGAGTTAGCCCTGCTCATTTGAAATACGGAACAGCCGATTCTTTAGAAAATCAAGTAACTTCTAATGTGAAAGACGTTGGTTCATTCGACTTATGGGATCGCAATACTCCACTAAATAGCGATGAATACGCAGTCCCATTTTATCAAGATATTAAGCTTGCTGCCGGAAACGGCTTTGCTGATGACATAGAGGACTATAACAACTTCAAATTGCGTTTTTCCAAAGCAACACTACGTAAACAAGGCGTACAGTACGAAAATGCGGTATGTGTGATTGCTGATGGAAATTCAATGGAGCCGGTTATTCCGGATGGAACAACGGTGGGAATTGATTTGGGCAATAAGACAATCCGAGACGGCAAGATATACGCTATCAATCACGGCGGCTTGTTGCGCATAAAACTACTCTACAATATGCCAAATGAACAAGTGAAAATACGTAGTTACAACAGCGAAGAACATCCGGATGAGATAGCAGACATGCAAGATATATCAGTCATTGGGAAAGTCTTTTGGTATTCAGTTTTACTATAGAAACTAACACTGGATATTGTTGATCTATAACAACCAACCTAAGGAAAAAATATGACAGATAAAGCTAAGAGTTTGCCGGATAATAAAAAACAACCTAAGCAACGAAAGGTAGTTAGAACTGAGTTTATTACTTTATCATATGATTCGGATAGTCGAGATTTAGAAAATCACCGCATGAATGCGAGAGAGCTTGGAAAGGCTATAATAGCAATGCATGATCTGATTGAAAAATCAGATAAGTTATTAAATCCGGGCAGACGCAAGAGCCTTGGCGTTTTTGTAGAAACACCAGCACAGGAAGGTTCCCTTGAGGTTGTTTTTGGAATTGATATTTATAATATGGCCACACAGGTTATAGATGTATTACCATACATTGGATTGGGTTACGCCAGCGTAAAATCAAGAAAAAGTGTGTCTAACTTAGGAAAGACCATATTTGATGCGATTAATGACACCAAAGGAGAAACTGTAATTGGTATTCATACCAATGATAACAGTGATGTTGCAACTTTAAGTGTTGATGGAAAAGAAATCAAATCAGATAAAAACATAGCTAAGTTATTAGCCAATAAAGATATTCGTGAGAATATAAAAACACTGGTGTCCTCACCTCTTGAAGGGAACATAAAACCGGCATTTAAAATATTGGCTGGAAATTCCATCAAAACACCTGACTCATCTGAAGACTCAAGAGAGATATTAGTTAAGTTGGAACCGGAAGAAATAAGAACGATTCAAAAGATGAAAATCAACGATCCAAAAGAAAGGGTTGAGATATTAGAAACAACAATCGCACTACTTACAGTAAGCTTTAAAGGCAGTAAAGGGTGGGAAATGACTTACGGCAATCACTCTTACCCGGTTGAAATTACTGACGAGGATTTTATTAAAAAAATAAATGAGAACATTGCCAGTTTCAAGAAAGGCGATTTGTTCACTGTAACAATGAACAAAACAATAAAAATGCTAGGTTATGAAACAAAAGAACACTATACTATAACCAAAGTTAAACATCATTTAGCCCCAGAAGAGCGGCGTATTATCTCTGATAATGGAAAGATTAATTAGTTTGCTTGTTGAGCATATCAACGAATTAGCTTTTTTTATAGGGGTGCTTTTATGCACCCCCGTACTTTCTCGTTTACTAAAAATCTTATCATTTTATCTTGGTAGTATTTTAAACCCATATCATAAAATCACCATCAACCATTATCATAATGGGAATTTGGTTGGCTCTAAATCAATAAGAATATCGACAAGAGATTCTATCATTGAACAATTAAGAGAAATTAAACGCAGCGAGGAAAGTAATGGCTGAACAAAATGCAGTCACAAAGCCTTTCTCAATGCTTGAATATGGTTCTTATACCGCAGGAATTGGGCTTTTTCTTTCGCTTATCATAAAATTTTACATTACTCCCAATCTTCCCCATTTGGTTGAAATAGCTAACCTTGCAGCCCCCTTAGTGACGCCGATTCTTAGTTTCTGTGTAGCTTTATTTGTAGGACGATTTGGCACAAGCCCAGAAATACTTAGAATGAATAAAAATATAAAGAACAGCATAAAAAATTTAAAAAAACAAATTCAAGCCAACAGTGATTTACTCACGGAAGAAGATTTGAATAAATTGAAAAAAAGATTAAGCGAGCATATTAATATACAGTCCCAGATTGGCGTTTCTATCCATACAATGCAAGATCTATTAAACAAATTAAATTAAACAACCGCCTTCGGGCGGTTTTCTTTTGCCCAAAATCCATCACTCCTACCTATCCACCACTCTATTTTGTGATTTAGGTCACAAATTCAGCAAATAGTCAAAAATAAATTCAATTAAAAATCAAATATTTACTACTTTAAATAGAAAACAATTATACTTTTTTGCGATTTTTAGTTGCAATTAAATCTACTTTAAGTAGAATAAGCCACATCAAAGCAAAACACTTTGAGTTGCTCTTTAACAATACGATTAAAAACACATCGACCAACGCTTAAGCGCAGTTAAGACGGCAGTGAGAATGACAAAGCTCACCGATTGATTAGCGATAAGTAGTTAGGAGTAAGTGACTTATGGTCTTGTTGTGATAACACGCCAATCCCGATGGATCGCAAATAGCGATGAACGGATGGAGAAAACTTACATTGCGGTGTGAATGCTTACGGAAATGCAAACAAAGCCAATGGGTGGGAATAGCTAAACGTAAGCAACCGAACCACTGTTTTTGGTCTGTTTTTAAACTGGTGAAAAATGGAAAAGCGACAGACAGCAAACGTTAGCTAAAGGCGTGACATACCGGAGAGACGGTAAATTTCAAAGCGCATTCGGCAGAGCGACAGTTTTAAGCATGCGAACGCGTCAAATGCAAGACAGAGTGCGCTTTGAAATGGCAAACATAAAACAAACGAGGTTAAACAATGAGTGAAGTTTTATACCGATATATGGCGTATGACGATCCGATTCATCAAGACTGCGGAGAAGATTGGTCCGCTGATGGAAATGAAGATATTGAAGATGTAATTTGCGATATAGCAAAAGCAAATTACGAAGACTGGGAATTGTACGATGAAAACGAATACATAAATATAACTATCTGGGTATATGGAGATTTCGATAATCGCAAGAAATTTTCGGTGAGTCCGTATTATCTTATGACCTTTTCAGCAACGGAATTGTAAATATCAAAGGCTCTTGTGTTTGCTAATGACAAAGGGAATTAGCAGGTGCCGGAAACGGCAATTAATTAACCATAAGGTTTGTTAAAAAGTATTGTTATTTAAACAACAGAGGTGCAACTCCTCCAAGAGCCAACTTTAACCCCACAGCCGAGCATGAAGGCTTAAAACTTATGCAACCTATAAAATTGGTTCCTTAGGTTTGCCCTCCGTAAAAGGAGGGCTTTTTTTTGAGGTGAAAAATGAAACAACAACGCTTTACTACCGCACTTTTAAATCAACATCCAAGCCGAAAAGAACAAATCATCCAATGGCTTGATGAATACCTACACTGGATTGTTTGCGCAGTGATTACCGCTTGCGTTTGGGGTGTTGCGCTAATTGGGCTATCCCTTTCACGCCCTACCCTTGCCGTCGATACCGACTACAACAATAACGCGGTAAGCGAGCAAATCAGCGCGGAGTGGGAACGCAGGGCAAAAGCCGAATGGATCTCGGAATTTGGTGATGCACCGCCGAATTTAACCGCAGAATCGCAAGAATATCTCGAAAAAACGACCGCACTTTTACAGGAAAAACGCAATGGCAAAAATTAGACGAGGCTCCGTATGGGATTTTGATAATCCTGACGATTATTACGAGCAGTTTGAGGTTGAGGTGCAACCTTCAACGATTGATGAATTACAGAAAGAAGATATTAGACAGGCAATATTAAAATCCGTCTCTATAACGCCATATTATGAGGGGCTGGAAATGGCGATTTGCCAAGCAATATCAGCCATCAATAAATTTAGTGATGGCTGTATTACAGAAGAGCTTTTAGATACGAAAAATGGTGATAAATACCGAAAAAATAACTAATCAATAACACCAAAGTGATTTCATTTTTTCGGCATTAGCGCCATATGTCGCCCAAGTATTATTTGAGCAATCAAAGACAGCTACCCCATCATCATTATCAATGTGATTTTTGAGGTAGTCCCTAATTTGGACGGCGGTATATTCAGTTCTAACATACCAAACAGACTCTAAAACCTTGCTTGCTTGTCCTAGCTTTTGAATGGCTTCAATTAATGTTTTGTAGTCTTTTTGTTTTCTTAAATCATAAGAAATAATCATATTTCTAAACATAATATTTCCTCGCTGTTAGTTGTGGCAGAAATATTATATTCCTCGAAGTTGTGGCAAACAAGAGGACTTGGCCCGGTGACTCACAAGTATAAAAAGAGCCACCACCTCAAACCGTTCTCAACAAAGAGTTAGCTCGATAACCTCACTTGTTTTTTTACCTGCGAATGTAATAGAGAGCGGTTTGAGATGGTGAAAGCCATCCAGCGAAATGAACTGTAAGCAACGACAAGCGGTAACGTAGTTGTCGATATGGCAAGCCATTGTTCAGAGTAACTTATGTGGTTAATAACCCGCATAGAACACGTTACGTTTAGGGGTAGATGACTAACGGTGAAGGTAATAGCTACAAAGTGGGTTCGACTCCCACCTGCCCCGATTTAGACCGCATAGCTCAACGGATAGAGCAATAACCTTCTAAGTTATCAGTTGAGAGTTCAAATCTCTCCGCGGTCGCCAAGTCATCCTAAACCGCATTATTACCGTGCGGCGGTTTTGCTCAACCTAAATTTAGTAAATTGATTAAAAAGGAAACAGAAAATGACCAAATTTCAACAATTTTTTATTGGTTTATTAGCAAGTATAGGCTTTATCACGCTAGTGTTCTTTTGCTTGATCGGGCTTGGTTGTTCGCACCCAGTATTAGCTATTCAACCAAACCCAACACCAACCCAAGAGATGATTCAACAAGCTGAAATGCGTTATATCGAGGCAAACGGAAACATTCCCAAAGACCTCACCGAAGAACAAGAAAATTACATTAAAAATTACATTAATGGAATAAAAAAATGAGACTGATAACAAGCTCAGTAAGTAAAGATGGCTCTTGGTGCGCTCAGTTTTTTGAATATCAAGAATGTAAAAAATATCAAGGCGTTATCTATTGCGGTCCATTAATCAAATATAAAAGCGAAAAAACATATAGCAAAGCCAACGCATTACGTTGGCTAAATAAAAATATAGATCAAATAAATTGTATCTATGACTTGGTTCCAAAGCTCAAAAAGGTATCTATATAAGAGGTGTGTATATGTCAAATGTCAATGATTTTATAAAAGCTCAACACATTTATGATAAAGCCTTACCTCAAGAACCAAGCGAAAAAGAAAAATGGATCGATAAAAAGATCGAAGAATGGGAAAACGGCGAAATATTACCTGATGAAGAAATTTTCCAGCGTGACTGGTTTGAATGTTGCGTAGATTGGGAAAAAGTCGAAAAACATTTAAGAGCAGAACTTGCAAAACAATATGAGAGAGGAGAATTTTAATGTTAGAACTTGTTTTATCAACCGAAAGCAAGGTTGTATCAACAAATATTGCTGATTTTGAAAAGCAAGCTAATCAATACCTTGCAACACTCACAAAAACCTTTGAAACCGATGATGATTTTGCCAGAGCAAAGGAAGAAGTGAAGGAGTTAGAAAGCATTGAGAAAAAAATTCGTGAAGCAATTAAACAAACACAGAATGGCGAAATCGCAGAGTTAATTATAACTGCAGAACAAATCGCTGAACGTTTTCGCCAAGAACGATTAGATCGTGACAAGCTAGTAAAAAATAAAGAATCAGAGATAAAAAAACAGATCGCAGATAAAGCGATCGAAGAAATTACAAAAACTCGTAGCAAGCTGGCAAAAATAAATGAAATATCGCTAGCGCTTGAAATAACAATGCCAAAATCAAGCATTGTCAAACGTGTTGAAGAAGCTCAAAAGAACAAGCGGACGATTTACAGTTTAACCAAAGCAGTAAATGCAGAGGTAACAGCAATTATTAGTGAAATGTCTGTAGAAATTGGACGTTTAACAGAACGATTAGACCAGATTAATGCGAAATCGGCTTACCTTTTCCCAGATGCCGTGAAGTTAATTGCAGCACAAGATGAACTTGCACCAATTATCCAACAACGTATTGCCGAAGAAGAACAGCTTGAAGACGAAATCAAAGCGAAAGCAGAACAAGAGGCAAAAGCTGAAGCGGAAAAAGTGCAAGCAGAAGCAAAAGCTATCGCTGATGAAATGGAAACTAAACAAGCGGTCGAAAATTCACAAAATTTTGCAAAAACGGAAACGACAGAACCATTAGATGATTTTGTGATAACCGTTCGCTTAAATCAGACCACTCAAACTAACGCAGTTATTGTTGCCCGTGAGCTTAAAGCAAAATTTGGGGACTGTGTTTCACTTAATAAGGCTAAATAATTTGACACAGCACCACTTAGTACAACCAATTAATCTTTCCCAAACAGTTTTCTTAGCACAACTGGTAATAACAGCAAGCTCCAAAAGTAAAGTAAGAATTTGATGGTTACATAATCAAGAACACGCTCGACTTTAAAGCCTAGCTAAATCATTTCTGATTGGCTAAATGCTCCAACACCTGCACACATTGCTACGCAAACGACAGCAGACAAATATGAAAGTTTGTCAAAATCACGTTGATATTTTCGCTTAATAAGGAAATGGCACAACACAAAGAAAGCTGGAACAAAACTAAGCAACTGGATTTGTGTGGCAAGTGATAAGTCGTATTTATGAATGATTGCAGGAAATAAAATCCCTGTAAACATTGCTGCAAAGGTTAAGACATCACGCAATAAACTAAACATTGAAGGTTTCCTAAATGAAAAACAGACTTAAGCGTATTTTACACAAAATTAAAACCAATCAAGATATGAATTTTATCTTTTGGTTATGTGTTGTAGTTTTACTGTTTAACTTAGTTCCATACTTATATGGATTTATCTAATCGATAATCATTCCTCAATATATCTAAACCATAAGGATTCATTATGACAACAAATTTACCTACCAACATTCAAACCGCCTTATCTGAGCGTAAGATCGATATTGCTGTATGGACAACATTACAAAATAGTGTTTTCCCTGGTGCTAAAGATGAAAGTATTTTACTAGCAATTGATTATTGTAAAGCTAGAAAAATGGATATTTTGAAAAAACCTTGTCATATCGTGCCAATGAAAGTAAAAGATGCCGAAACAGGCAATGAAAATTGGCGAGATGTTATTATGCCTGGTATTTATGAACAACGTATTACCGCTTTCCGCACTGGGCAAATGGCAGGGTTAGATGAACCTGTATTTGGAAATGAAATCGACTATCTTGGTGTAACAGCTCCTGAATGGTGTAAGGTTACAGTTTATAGATTTATTAATGGGGAACGCTGCGCATTCTCACACACGGAATACTTTACAGAAGCCTGTACAATAACGGAAATTTGGGAAAATAAACAGAGAACTGGAAAATATAGAGTTAATGCAATGTGGAGTAAACGCCCTCGTGGGCAACTAGCTAAATGTGCGGAAGCAGGTGCATTGCGAAAAGCATTTCCTGATGAATTAGGTGGTGTAATGACGGCAGATGAAATGTCAGAAGAACCACAAATTAATACTCAACCAGCAGGAACAATAGTTGTAGAAGCCACATCCATAGAACTCGCAACGGCTGAACAGATTGAGAAACTCATTAAGTTAATCGATTTAACAAATACAGACACCTCTAAAGCCTTTGCATTTTATGGTGTAAAAAGTATTGAGCAGTTACCGAAAATCAAAGCTGATCACTTTATTAAAACATTGAGTGATCGTTTAGATAAACAAACGCAACAAGCACAACAACCTGATGATGTTGGAGAGGAAATCCCACTATGATAGGCGATCTAATTACCTTGGATTGCGAACAAGGAACAACGGAATGGTTAACCGCAAGGTTAGGCATTCCGACCGCTACGGGTATATCAAATATTGTTACTCCAAACGGTAAAAAATCAGGAGCTTGGACGGATTATTTAGCTGAATTAGTTGCAGAAAGTATCGAAGGATTAGATGAAAACAGCTTTAAATCAAGTGATATGCAACGTGGCAATCTACTTGAGTCACAAGCAAGAATGGCTTATGAGTTTGAGACAGATTGTGATGTAGTGCAAGTTGGCGGTGTGTATCTTAATGCTGATAAAAACCTGATGATAAGTCCTGATGGGCTAATCCCTGAATTAAAAAAGGGATTAGAAATAAAATGTCCCAAAATGAAAACCCATATCAAATACCTAATCGAAGGTGGCGTTCCGAATGAATACATTATCCAGGTGCAATCCGCCTTATGGGTAACCGGTTATGAAACCTGGGATTTTGTTAGCTACTGCCCAGAATACCAAAAACAAACGCTTTATATTTACACCGCACAGCGAGATGAAAAATTAATGAAGGCGTTTGATGAATATATTCCACAATTTATCAAAACATTAAAGGCATTAAAAAATGGCTAGAAAAATTATTCAAATTTCCAACTCCGTCTCCCAAGAAGGTTATGATAGATCTGCTTACACAACAGCGCTTTGTGATGATGGAACTGTTTGGGGTATTGAAACATTTGAATATGGATGGGTTAAGTACCCTGATATCCCCCAAGACGAGCGAAAAGTTGAGAATGATGAACTTAAGCGTCCAGATCCATTAACAACTTTATAATCTACTGACAGATAAAGACTCACCTAAAAAGTGAGTTTTTATTTATAAGGAATAAAAAATGACAGAACAAAAATATGAATTACTCCAAAATGACGCAATCGAGCATAACGGCAGAACACTCTACCGAATTAAAGCCTTAATCTCTTTCGGTTCGGTATTAGCTGGCTCACCTGGTGGGTACATCGAAAATGAGAAAAACTTAGATCAATCAGGTAATGCTTGGGTGTACGGAGATGCTCAGGTGTACGGAAATGCTCGGGTGTGCGGAGATGCCCAGGTGTGCGGAAATGCTCGGGTGTACGGAAATGCTCGGGTGTTAGAAAATGCTGAAGTGGGGGGGAATGCTTGGGTGTACGAAAATGCTCGGGTGTACGGAAATGCTCGGGTGTACGGAAATGCTCGGGTGTGCGGAAATGCTCTGGTGTTTGGAGATGCTCGGGTGTACGGAAATGCTCTGGTGTGCGGAAATGCTCGGGTGTTTGGAGATGCTGAAGTGGGGGGGAATGCTTGGGTGTACGAAAATGCTCGGGTGTACGAAAATGCTCGGGTGTACGGAAATGCTGAAGTGGGGGGGAATGCTTGGGTGTACGAAAATGCTCGGGTGTACGGAAATGCTGAAGTGGGGGGGAATGCTTGGGTGTACGAAAATGCTCGGGTGTACGGAGATGCTCGGGTGTACGGAAATGCTCGGGTGTGTGACAATGCTCGGGTGTTTGGAGATGCTGAAGTGTGCGGAGATGCTGAAGTGGGGGGGAATGCTTGGGTGTACGAAAATGCTCTGGTGTACGGAGGTGCTCGGGTGTACGGAAATGCTCGGGTGTACGGAAATGCTCGGGTGTACGGAAATGCTGAAGTGGGGGGGAATGCTTGGGTATATGAGAAAAATATGATCTTCACCGCAAGCAATGTTGGAAGAGAAAACGGTACATTAACCGTTTACAATGGTAAAGATGGATTAATTGTGACGCGTGGCTGTTTTACTGGTACTGTGGAAGAGTTTTTAGCTAAATCTGCTGAGGTCCACGACGAAAAAACCAAGCGAGAATATCAGCTACTTATTGAAGTGGCTAAATCAAGAATTTTAGGAGAATAACAATGACCCCAACCGAATTAATTCAAAGCCGTGAAGAAACTCACGGCGACTTCATTCAAGGAGCTGAAATTTTTGCTCAAAATATGAGACCGGTAGCTCAAAAATGGTTAGAAGGAAAAATTGATAACTGTCAATTCTACGCATTAACAATGATTAATGCCAAACAAACACAAATCTTAAATGGGAATGCTCATTTTGCAGACCATTGGGAAGATGGAGCAAATTATTTCACCCTAGGCGGACGTCTTAATATTCCACAAGAACCGCTTACACCACAGCCATTAAATGATGTTTTAGAATTGCCGATCGTTAATAAATAGGGATAAATAAATGACATCAAGTGACATTATATCAATAGTAGCATTACTTGCTTATGCAATATCGCTACTCTATTTTGGCATAAAGATTCTCCCAGGTGAGTATCTAGGGATAATCCCATTAACAATGAATATCCTCGTTGTTACTAGTGGTTTATTCATCATTTTGTTGGTTAGTGTTTTTATTTATATCAGTTAATTTTTCACCAGGAATATAAAAATTTTAGAAGTAATTGAATACCAGCCTATCTACGGTCACAAAAGCGGACGACAGAATAAAACGCATTGGTTGGCTTTTGTAAAATTAAAAAATTAAAAATATTTATAAGGCAGGTTATATGGATGATCAAGCTCTTTCGTTACAGCAAGTCGCAAAGTTATTAAATATGAGCTACGGTGCAGTCTATAACAACCGCTACCGTTGGGGAGCCTTTCAAATGGAAGGCTCTCGAGTTTGGCGAATTTATAAATCAGATCTTGAAAAAAATAGAAAAAAGCAAAATAATGTTTGTCGGCTAGAAATGCAGGTCGGCGATAAGGAGTATAAAAAATGTCGATCTATAAAAAACAGAATGGTATCTGGTGGATTGATTTCAGAACACCTAGCGGTCAAAGAATTAGACACTCTGCTAAAACGACTGAAAAAAAATTAGCCCAAGAATACCACGACAAACTCAAACATGAAGCTTGGAAAATCAATCAACTTGAGAAAAAGCCTGAACGAACAATAGAAGAAGCTCTTATTCGATTTCTTGAAATATCTCAAGGGCAAAAGGATATTGAAACGAAAATTCGCCATACAGAATATTGGCGGACCGCTCTAGCAGGCAGGACACTACGCTCTTTAACAACTGATGATATTTTAAACAATCTACCAACTCATAAAACAAGCTCCCAAGAAAAACTCTCTCCATCAACTCAAAACCGGTATCGAACATCAATAATGCGAGTCTTATCCTTAGCACACAAAGCTGGTTGGATTGATAGTGTGCCGTATGTACCTAAAAATCCCGAGCCAAAAGTTCGCATTCGCTGGATCACAAAAGATGAAGCTAATCGTTTAATCGAATCACTGAATCTTGAATGGATGAAAGATGTCTGTTCATTTGCTTTAATGACAGGAGCTAGAATGACAGAAATTTTATCATTAACCTGGGACAAAATTGATTTTGCAAGAAATATCGCAATCGTTACTAGCGATATAGCAAAATCAGGTAAAGCAAGACCACTTCCACTAAGCAAAGATGCGATATTGCTATTAAAGCGAAAGCAAAATGAAATGGTATCAAACGTTGTTTTTCACCGTGGAAAAGGAAAACTAATCAATGTTATCGACAGGCACGATTTTTATCGAGCGTTGAAGAAAGCAGATATACGTGATTTCCGCTTTCATGATTTACGGCATACCTGGGCAAGCTGGCACGTTCAAAACGGTACACCACTAATGGTATTGAAAGAGTTAGGCGGTTGGGAAACGATTGAGATGGTAAAACGCTATGCTCACCTTAACGCAAGCCACTTATTAAATTACGCAAATGTGGGAACGTTTTGGGAACACTCTGCGATAAATCGGTTCGGATTGGTAGCAGAAAATGACACAGCAACAGAAATATCACACAATAAAAAAGCCGTAAGTTACTGA